ACTCGCTGCGCATGATGCCAGCTTCGTGCAGTAGGTCGTTCAGGAGCTGCCCGCTGGCACCCACGAAAGGTTCCCGGCGGCGCATCTCTACTTCGCCGGGAGCTTCCCCGACCAGCATGATGCGCGCGGGGACTGGACCGGAGGGTGGGATCATGCGCTTCCACTCCGCTCATGCTCTGGGGCGGGCTGTTCGTCGAAGTGATCTATCTCGACGTTGAGTATGTCCTTCACTGCGGTCTCCGTTATCTTCTTCAGTAACTCCTTCCACTCATCGAACAAGCCAGGCTGGCGCTGGACGACACCCCTGTGAATGCTGGCGAGAAAGTGTGCACCTTCCATTGTGGAGGGCTTTGCAAAGTAGGCAACGATGCGATCGCCTTCAGTGCGGATAGCTAGGCGGACGAAGGGAGGTGGTGTACTCATTTCAGCTCCTCGATCCGCTGCACAGCTATTCCGTAGTAGGAGGGATCTTTTTCGATACCAAGAGCACTGCACTTAAGCGCGTGCGCCGCCGGGAAGATAGTTCCTGTTCCAGCAAACGGATCCAGGATTCGATCTCCTGCTCTGACAGATCGGACCAAGAGACTCGTATACAGGTTAACCGGCTTCTGCGCGCCGTGTCCGAGATTGTCATCCCCCTTGGATTCAATGACATCTGGATAGATGGCGGTGACGCGCTTGCCCCCGCGAAATGCGTAAAGGACAAGTTCATAGCTTCGTCTTGGACCATGTTCGGGCAAGGGCACTCGGCCCCCTCCTTGCTTGTAGTTGATCAGGGGAGTACGAATGGCGTTCCAGTCCATGCCGACGGTTCCCGAGTTAATCAGGTCCCGAAGCCACACGAACTGGTCGATGTCACAGCAGATATACATGTGGGCCTGCGGCTTTGCCAGGCGCGAGATGAGCGGCAAGGCGTACTTCATCAACGAGCGGAATCCCAGCTCGCTGTCGGAGTATTCGTGAGTGATGGCTGTCATGCGGCCGGCGCTGTCGCCGAAGTCGTCGGCGTCCATCCCGTAAGGGGGATCGGTGCAGATGACGTCGAACTGCCCGGGGTCGATCGTGTTCATCCAGTCAATACAGTCCCCCAAGTACACATGATGAAGGTGCGCTCCGAAGGTCTCACCGACGATGGCAGCGTGAACTGCGTTCTTCTCTGCGTTCTCCTTCGCTTCGAGGATCTTGAACGCCTCCTTCAGCGTCTTGGCCTTAGCGATATCCGGGTCGTCCATGTGCTTGGTGATGGCCAGGGACTTATGCACATTGGCTCGGTACTCGCCTAGCTCCGTCGGTGGCACGTCAGCGGGAATGTCGTATACTTCCCTGGCCGTGTCGCCGGTGGTCTGCGCGGGATTGCGCGCTAGGCGGAGCCGATGGAGACTGGAGACGGCCTCAGCTCGTTCTTGCCAGGTAAGGTCCATCCGCCGGATATTCTCCTCCAGCTCCGCCTCATACGCATCCAGTGAATCGAGTTCCCCGAGGTTTGTCACTGGCAATCTCCCCTCGGGTACTGCCTCACCCCCGCAGCGGAATTCCCCGCCGAGGTCACGCAACTGGCGGATTGCGCGGAGTCGTCGTTCCCCTGCTACGAGAACCCATAGAGACGCTTCGCTATTCGTCCCCGGTCGCACGACCAGCGGGTGCATCAGCCCCAGGCGCGAGATGGAGTCAGCTAGCTCCATTACACCCTGGGGGTCGAACTCTCTTCGCTGACGGTTCTCAGCTACCCTCAGTTCGTCCGAGTGGATCAGGAACATTGCTTTCTCCAGTTGGTGGGAGCGGTCGGCCCTTCCCCGACCGTGCACATATTACTGTTAGCGAGTGCAGCGCTCCCGGTGTGCTAAGCGCGTGGGGCGACTGCCGTCACGTCGTTGTAGATCTGGTCTCCGTCAACCCGGGGCTTGATATGCCCCTTGACGACCTGCCCGACCATCATGCGGAAGTTGAACGGTTGGCCGGGCACATTCAAGCCCATCGCCTCCCGTACCCTTCCGAGCTGGACATTGCGTCCCTTCTCCGTCGAAATCCCACCCCCTACGTTCAGGTCCAGCATGATGCCCTGCCTCACCGTTACCTTGTCCCGGCCGAGCATTTCTTTCAGCTCTGGGTCATCGACCTCGTAAGTAATGTCGATGGCGATGCCGGACTGGGTCTGGTCCTTGCTCGTCCACGGCCGGGCCTTCACCTCCGTTGAGAGCAGGGTGTAATCCTTCTCGGGGATGGGGATGTACTGCGTGCTGTTTGCATCGGTCAGCGTAGTATCGAGAAACTGTTGCGGGTCGAATGTACCCATGACTGTAATGCTCCTGTTGATTGAACTGAGAACCGGCGGTGCTTCAGCCCAGCGGCCGGGACGCTTCAGCGGGCTATGCGGCAATAGGTTCCTTGTCTGGAACCTCGATTACTCCTCCCTGCTTTTTCCAGCTCGCAATAATGGCTCCAAAGTCGGGTGGCAGTCCATCGGCGACTGGTAGGTTTCGGGCCTTGAGGTCGGCTCCCACGCTTGCAGTGGACCAAGTGAATTTCGTACCCTGTCGCTCACTGAGGATAACGTCGGAGAAGAATCTGGGGAGGACTGGAGCGAGCTTTCGACCAAGGGTTGCAGCCATGATCTTAGTTCCTCCAACAATTTCATCTGTTTCCCTATCGACGTGCGAGATAAGGACGAAATGACAACGTGTATCGGTACAGAGCTTTTGAAATAGATTTGCCACAAGTTGCATGGCAATTCCCCAATCGCCCTGATGGCGCACAGGCTTGCTCCCGACGACGAGGCCCATTGCCATAATGCCGACTCCAGTGAGTCCGTCGACCACGATGGCACGCTCGGTTCCCCATTTACAAACGTCTCCATATACCTCTCCACCCCGATCGCAGGTGTAATTATTCAGCGCTGTTAGAAAGTCCACGAACTGGCTGTATTGCGAGCGCGTGGGGTCGGACAACTTAGTAATTGACTCGAAGCTGAGTTGATTGACATTCTTCGCCCCGGCGATCATGTTAGCCCAGGATTGGCTCGCGGGGGCGATGTACCTCCAGTGCAGTTCCTCGTGCGAAACATCGCCAAGCGTGTCATACCCTGGCTCTGTGAAGATACAAAACGGGGTAATGCCTGCCTTTATCAGCGTGCGAATGGCATACGTCTTCCCACTCCCACTCGCTCCCATCAGCAGAACATTAACCCCTGGCAAAGGCGACTTCTCCATTGAGATGCCTTTCAGGATGGTTGGACTGCGGAGTCCCGACCTTGCTCTCTCGTTAGGTCGGGGGTACTGCGTGGGTTAGGCCGCGACTACTTCCAGGGAACCGAGAGCGCCTGCGTTAGAATAACGGGATCACAATATCCTACCATTTCGTGACCCAGTTGTCAAGCCTAAGCCTTCCCGCCGCGGGCCATACCCAGGAGTGCAGCCCGGCCCTGCACTGACTCCATCGCTGCCCCGATCCTGGTCATGAACTCGCTGGGGGTAAGGTGGATGCGGGCGTACACTCCGTTAATGTGCGCCATGAAGAGCTGGGAGTGCTGCTCCCCATCTGGAATCAAGAGGATCATCGCCTCCAAGGCGAACGCGAAGTTCTGCTTGCTATTGTCTTCAATTCCGACGATCATTTGTGGTACCTGTCATAGTGGGCTAAGTGCAGTTGGAATTCCCGCAACAGTACCTCGCGCGGGAGCGACTTGGTGTACTCAGGACGCAGGGTAAGCCATAGCGACCCCGGGACGATATAGTAATTGTCCACTGGCTCTAGGTCGCAGGGCTGTGTGACGACCATGAACCGCTGGCCTTCGACCACAGCCTTCGCCCAGATCCGCCCGCAAACTGGGCAGAACCAGGCGAAGCTGCAGGGCTCTTGTACCTCGTTGTGCACGAGGACTGATGGGGATACTCCTGTCCCCATCGGGGTTCCTTCTACTTCAAACCGAACAGGGAAGAGCATATGCTGATGAAAGTGCTACCGACGAAGATGAACAACAGGATGTACTTCAACGGGAGGTCCTTCCCGGTCCACGCCCGCTTGGGCAGTACCGTGGCGACTCCTCCCATTGCCAGTCCTATCCCCGCGAGGATCAAGAACAGCTCGATGAGGAACATGGCTCAATCCAGCGGGGTGTTTGTGCGCTCGATCGGGTCCCAGCGGATTCGCCGGAAGTAGACCTTCAGCCAGGTTTCTGGCTCTGGGGACTTGCAGACGGGGACGAACTGGCATCCGCCGTAGGAGCTGCAGGAGTCGCCGTAGTTCTTTTTCCACTCTCGCTTTTCCCACGCGGTTCTAAGGTCTGCAAGATCGTCAAGTGTTGTGGCAAGCCACTCGTCAATTTCTGCTGCTGAACGGTAAGTGAGAGCTTGAGCGGAGCCATACTTCGTTTTAAGGATTGACACACCTCGCACGAGCACTCCATTTGTCTCAGTTCCAGACTCTCGTGCGGCCCAACAATAACCTGTAAACTGGCCACGAAGTTCCCACTGTTTGGGCCAACTGTCACCAAGTTGCGTGGTTGTCTTGTCGTCTTCAATGTAGACTCCTTCGGCGAAGTCGGCGATCATATCGCTGCGGCCGACGTATAGCACGGGCTGGCGGGTAACGGGGTGGAGAAAGGGGAGTGGTTCGGCGAAGCTGAATTCGATCGCCGGATTGCCGGAAGGCATGACGTGGGGCATTGCCTGGTTGGCGTCCCCGAGCGGCCACTCGCTGAAGTAGAAGTCCAGCGCCCCTAGCCCGCGGTCGAGCGTCTTGGCACTTTGCTCCGGGGGAACGTAGTCTCCCCAGGACTCGAAGAACGCCCGCATACCAGCCCCGAGGCATTCGTCCTGGGGCTTGCCCGCGATGTAAAACTCCTGGCGGGCTGCCTCCAGTGCCTTGGCGAAACATGCGCCAAAGTGCAGGTGAACCGACTCGCCCTCTGGCTTCCAGTGCTGCATGTGTGCGCGGAAAGCTTTGTGCCTGCAAGCGCGCCACTCGTTCATGAAGCTGGCGTCGATGACCTCGGGGAACTCGACTTCCTCATATTGCGGCAATGCGACTAACTTGTCTCCGTCCATGCTATGCTCCTTAGTAAGGTCCTTCAGATACGTCCTTGCCTGGCTCCCATAACCTGCCACTCGGCCCGCAAGCATCATCCATGCGGACGTTGAAACAGTAGTTAGGCAAGCCTTTACCGGTGACCAGATCGTTTTTGATCCTCACCTTTGGAGCTAGGCACTCCCACATGGTAGCCAACTCTTCCTTCTTTACCCACTTGCAGTCCGTGCAGAACTTCTGCTCCATCACAGATCTCCCGCCTCTTCGCTGCCCAGGAAACCCGCGAGCAGTTCCTCGGCCGACCGCGGGGGAGCCTTGCTCTTCCGGGCGAGTCCGAGGGCAGCTGCCGCGATTCGATCCTCCCGGATGACCTGCACGGCGTGCTTCAGCTCATCGTCGCTGAGCGTGCCCGCGATCGCTTTCTGCCGCCAAATGTCGATCATGGCCTGGACGGGCAGTCCATCCATTTCAGCTTGTTCCATTACGCTTCCTCCATTTCCGGTTGACGCATGGCTTGCTTGACCCTCTCGAGCTTTTCCCGAATCGCGAGTTCGAAGAACTCACTCAACTTGCCCAGCGGGACTCTTCCGTGCGCGTCCGACCAGAGAAGTAACGATACCTCCCCGATCAACGGAGCCGGGAGCTTCAGATGCACATGCACCGGCCGATCCAGCTTCGCTCTCCTTCCCATCTTCCATCTCCTTTCTCAGTCGTTTAAAGGTCTTGCGAATGTCAGTGTGCGTGCTACTGACGTACTTGAAGCTTGGATCGAGGATTGACTTCATTCGGTCCCCTCCTTTCGAGTGAGTTTAGCAACAAACCAAGTTAGAGCTACATATACTTCCGGCTCCAAAATAATTGTGTTGCTGGGGTCCGTTGACAGTCCATTCTCGGTTGTGAGAATAATTTGTCCATCCTGGAAGTCCGCGTATACGCTGTCTCCAAGATAGGTTTTCATGCCTGCTTCCTCGCCGGGATCACTCCCCAGTACTTGCGCTCTGGCAGGCAGCACATGAAGCAATGGTCGCCGTACTCCTCACTGCGCACCGCCGGAAACCCTGCCTGGGGCTTGCCACAGCCATCACAGTACCACACCCGCGCGCGATGGCAGCCCCGGTGCCCGGCGAGCAATCGGCACTTCGTATCCG